TCTTCGGAGAGATTATCTAGGTCTACACCCATCTCTAAGAGTATTTCTATTGGATCGGTAGTAGTCCTAGATGCCATTCGCTTGTTGATGTTTTAGTTTTTCTTCTTCAAGATGCTGCTGTAATAAAGCAACATAAACATCACGTTCCCATGGTATCATATTTTCAATCTCTGTTAATGAATATTTATGGTATTGTATTAACGAAAAATTTAATTTAATATATGATTCAAGGTTCATATGAACCATGCCTACGCGAAAAAAGATGCCAGTCCCTCAAGTACAACGTCACTCTTAACTTTAGTTTTTGGATTAGTAACAGAAATTGTATGAGACAACTTAGGCATCGTCTCAAAGAATGTCTCAATACCTTTAAACTGTGACGAGTTCATGGACTCAAGGAACTCATTCAGTTCTTTCTTTGTACAATCTCCAGTTGCCCAAACCTCTTCCTCACTACAGATGGAATCAATACAAGATGCAATCAATTCAAATGACTGGTCCATTTGACTGCCTTCTTTGAAATCAAAATTATTTTTAATGAACTGATCCAGTGAAGGATACTTCATCACCATAGTGATTTGATCATCAATTTTGATTTTGTTGTCATGATCATCATCCTTTTGAATTTGAATGTCATCAATGTTGATCGTAACTGGAACCTCAGTTTCCCCATCATCTGGACAAATAACATTTACTTCAATCTCTTCACCAACAGACTTACCACGAATGTTTAAGAAGAGATATTCGATATCAAAGGTAGGAAGAGTCTCTACTTTAATTCCCTTTGTCTTAATACAGTTCTTAATAACAGACTTAATTGCTGTTGTGATTTGTTTAGTGTCTTCACTTTCTAAGGCAATTACAAGAATCTTTTCTTCTTTTACAAGAAAAGGTCTATATTGAATTGGTTCTCCTGTCGATGGCAATTCAAGTTCATACGTTGGTGTAGCAATCTTTGGTAAAGGCATGATGTCCTATAGAAGTTCAGTGTGATTATTTAGTTGGTTATGCTATGGCTTCTCCAAATATTCTACCTCGATTACCACGACCTTGGTTAGATCCATCAACAAAGTCTGCACTATTGGTAGCATTCTGTAAGTTGTCACCGAAGTTATTGTAATATTCTGATGCCCAGGCTTCACCAAGAATTGTTCTATTCAAGAATTGATTTGCAGGGGTTGTCTTAGATTCTGATGTAGTAGTGGTAGGAGAATTTTTTCTCTTAACTTCATAACGAATATATGACATAGAGACGGTGCATTTTAAAAGATTAGATGCTTCATAAGATACTGGCATCGAATTAATTGCAATAGGAAATGTTCTGAAAAATTCATACTCTAATGTTTGATTAGTAGCATTCCATCCACTAGGATACCCAGTAGATCCACCAGCATATCCCCTCTTATAATCTCTCTCAAACTTAACCACCTTAAGTCCCTGATCAGCAGTATATTCATCAGGATAATTCATTCTATAATGATATTCCTTTGATTTTAAATCTTTTACACTACTAGATCCAGTTATAAATCTAATCCAAGACTCAAAGAACATGATTGGAAGATATTGCTCAACGTCAACATAAAAAGTAAGATCAATCCTATCATCAAAGACTCTTCTGTGAGCATGTCTCTCAGTAACACCAGTACGATCATTATTAATTTCAAGCAATGCAACACTAGATCCTGGAAGGGATGCTTCGGAACACAACAAATTCAATGTCCCCTGAGAGGTTGGCCAAGTAACACCATCTTCTTTAAGAAATTTCTTGAATGCACTATCTCCACCTTGACCCGCAGAGGGAAGTGCAAACTGAACTTCAAAGAATGAAGTTAATGAAGGTCTTAGAATTGATGACTTAATGTCAGCAACAGTTTTTAGATTGGGCATCTATAAATAGTTTTTACCTTATATACTATGTATGGGAGAAAGTATAAAAAGTAAATACAAACCTTCATTCCCAAAGAAATATAAAGGTAATGCTGACAATATTATTTGTCGCAGTAGTTGGGAAAGAAAGTTTTGTCGTTACTGTGATCTAAATGAGAACATTCTTGAGTGGGGAAGTGAGGAGTTTTGGATTCCATATATCTCACCAGTTGATAGGAGAGTCCATAGATATTTTCCAGACTTTATTATTAAAGTAAAAGAAAGTACAGGACAAATCAAAACTTATGTGGTTGAAGTGAAACCAAAGAGACAAACACAACCACCAAAAAAGAAATCAAGAGTTACTAAATCATATCTGTATGAGTGCAAAACTTATGCAGTGAACCAAGCAAAGTGGAAGGCAGCAGTTGAGTTCTGTGAAGACAGACGAATTGAATTTAAAGTAGTCACAGAAGACGAACTCGGAATCAAATGAACCGTATCGAATCCATAAGACAAGACCTTCAATCTGAGAAGAATCTTGATGATAGAATGGAGTTGATTATGTATGCTCTAAATGATACTGTAAAACCTATACCTGAAGAAGGAACCATCTGTACTTTTAAATACTATGCAAAGACTCCCAGGTTAAGATATGATCAGCACCCACTGGTTGCGGTAAGTGATATATTTCCATGGGGGTTTCGTGGAATTAACTTTCATCTCAGAGATTACAGACAGTATACCTGGGAAGAGATGGGCACTCAAGTTTATGTCGTTCAGCAAGATGAACTCGATGACTTGTTATCACTAGATTATGAAAAGATAGTACTAAATAGATAAAAAAGTAGTGTGCAATGACCACGGCTAAAAGTGGATTTTATGGAACGGATGGAGCAAGTGCCGATTCCAAATACCGAAAAAGACTAGTCCCTAACAGTGACGAAGCATATTTTTTACAAGTGAATAAAGTCACTGGTGATATAGAAGTGTGGAATGAAGAATTTGGTGCTGATAAGTATGTTGGTGTTTATAAAACAGATGATGATGGAAACGTTACTTTTGAAGAAAATCAAAATTGGTGGGGTGGAGCAAAACCAGAAGAAAAAAAATATTTTCAATCACCAGAGGGAACAAAATCTGTCAAAGAATTTGCAGAGGAAGTTATTGTACTTGACAAAACCACTGGTAGAAACAATGAGGGAGACACGAATGAACCAATTAATGAAAAGGTAGCAACCAAACAAGCAAGAGAATTGATAAATGATGGAAAAGAAAACACTCCAGATGATGCAGATCCAGATGATGTTGTGGTCGATGATACTGAAGCACTTCAAGAATTAAAAGATTTTGGAAAGGATACAAAAACTAGATCAGGAACTAGAGAAAAGGCAGGTTCTTTTGGAAAATTATCTTATCCCAAAGGAAGACTTGCGTCACAAGATTTTATAAAGTTTACACTTCTGAAATATGAAGCAAAGAATGTTGGAAGTGGTACTGGTGGCACTGGATTTGGATTTGGTGACAGAGATAGAGTTGGTCCAAAAGGAGAGTCATCCAGTAGAACTATTCTAGGAAGTGTTTCCTTACCCATCCCTGGTGGAATAAAAGATGAAAATGGATGTGTATGGGGTCCTGATAAGATGGATGAAATGAAAATTCAGACATCTGATTTAGCAAGAGCAATGACAGGTGCCTCTGGAAAAGATGCTGGTGACGTTGCAGGAGAAATTGCTGGTAGAGTTTCAGGAAATTCTGCAGATGTAAAGAAAGCACTTCAAGAAACACTTGCAGGTAATGCTGTTGGTGCTAGAAATATATTATCAAGAATGAGTGGAATGGTATTGAATCCAAACCTTGAATTGCTTTTCCAAGAACCAACCCTGAGACCATTTTCATTCACATTTGACTTAACTCCTAGAAGTAAATCTGAAGCACAAGAAATTGTTAGAATCATAAGATTTTTCAAACAAGGAATGTCACCTATCAGATCTGAGTCTAACTTATTTTTAAAGTCACCACATACTTTCCAAGTTCATTTCATTAAAGGTGGAACTAATCAAGAGCATCCATTCATTGGAAAGATGAAAGAATGTGCAATGACTAATTTTGCTGTAGATTACACACCACAACAAAACTACAGCACACTTGCTGGTGGAGAAATGACGGCATATAAAATTTCAATGTCACTCAAAGAACTTGAACCCGTATTTAATGATGATTATCGTGATGACGAAGACTCTGGATTCTCATCATTTAGAGAAGATCCTGCAGAGAATGCTGCACTACAAAATACTTTACCTGCAAAGATAGGTTTCTAAAATGTCAAATTACTTTAGCAAAGTTCCTAATCTTGAATACGTTAGCAGACTACCTGATGCTAATATATCAGATTACATTGCTGTCAAAAATTTATTCAAAAAAGGAAAACTTAGAGATGACATCTTTGAAAATCTAGCTTACTTTGAAAAGTATCAAATTGTCAACAACGATAGACCTGATAATGTTGCGTTTGAAATATATAATGATTCTACACTTGACTGGGTAGTCTTGGCAGCAAATAATATTCTTAACATTCAGACTGAATGGCCAATGACACAATTTGATTTTGATAACTTCTTATTGGATAAGTATGGAAGTTATGAAAAGTTAAATGATATTCATCACTATGAAACATATGAGGTAAGAAATCCAAACAATGACATCATAATGGTTCAAGCAGGACTTCATGTATCTTCAAATTATACCACAGAGTATTTTGATGGGGCAGGAATTGTCAAAGTTTCTCCTATTACTCCAGTAACAAACTACGAGTATGAAGCAAAGATTCAAGATGATAAGAGAAATATTTTCATCTTAAGACCCAGATATCTTGGTGTTGTCAAAGATGATTTAGAAATTATCATGACATACAAAGAAGGATCCAGTCAATACATGACTGAATCCTTGAAACGTGCTGATAATATCAGACTTTATGAGTGATCACTCCTCTGCCAGTTTCTGGAAGTAGGACAGAGCATCATCCTCATCAGAGTCAGCAGACTTAGTGGGGGTGATGTCTGGTGCATTGAAGTCAGCAGCAGGAGGTTTGCTTGACTCAAAGTTAGGAGTGAAAGAACCACGACCTTCAGACTCATCTTCCAGTTCTTCATCCATAGGACGACGGGAAGACTTCTGACCCAAGACCATCTTCAGACGGGTTTCCAGTTGCTCATAGGACTTGAATTGATCGGCAGCAGTCAGAGCAGTCAGAGAATACTGCTTCTTCCACACTGCTTCCAGTGCATCGTCATCATCAAGCAGGGGTGCGGGTGCTGCGAACTCTGAAGAATCATAGTTCCAGTAACCTGCAACCTTCTTCAGTTTCAGTTTGAAGTTAGCACCCTGCCAGAAGTCAAAAGGATTGAT